GTATAGAGGGTAGGTTTGTTAGTCATCTTCCTACCCTCTTAAATATGTTTTTTATTATCCATAAACCCAAAGATAAATTCACATCATTTACCAATGTTATTTTCTCAACAGAAAAAGAAGCTAGAGAATTTGGCAGTAAGTGTATTAAGAAAAAAATAGAGTGGGATGTAGTTCTCTATAACTCTGAGAACTACGATAAGTATTGGTATAAGTAATTATTTAAAATCTTTTTTTATAAAACCTTTAGCATCCTTTTCACTTGTAAAAAACTTTTGAGAGAATGTTGTGTCATTAACAGCATCTACAAATTTTTTTAATTTAATTTTCTTTGGTCGTCTAGCACCAAATTTATAAACCCAAATATAAAGATCATTTTTTATTGTCATGTTAATCCTTAAACTGATTGTTTAACCAATCACTTTTTTCTTTTTCCATTTCTGTGTTGGCATAAGGCTTAATGTAAGTTCTATTAACAAAGTTTACATCCTTATCTCCTAGAGCATTAGCCAGGTCTTGTGGATCTGTGTACTTCTTTTTAAATGCCCAGTAGGTAGCCATATAGTGCCTAAAGAAATAGGTCTTTCTTTCTATGGGTAGCTCTACCCCAAAACTCTTTGTTGCCCTGTCTAAAGCTCTTATAAGAGTTTCTAAACGCATATAATTACCCTTGCTATTAATAAACAATTTAGTTTGAGTTTCAGGTATATTATTTAGGTGTTCTAATATTTTATCTTTTAGACCAGAAGAAATAGTTAGATCCCTAGTACCAGATTTAGTTTTGGTTCCACCAAGAGATTGGTTTCTTTTAACTGCATTAGTTATGCTGATGTAAGGAACATTAGATTTAAACTTTAAGTTTTCTCTACTTAAACCTCTAACCTCACTTGGTCTAGCAGCAGTCTGCAACATGATATGAAACATTAATCTCATAACATTTTTATCAACATGATTGATTAGCTGCTGAACCTTTTCTAAACTCCACTCATCAAAATCTAATTTAGGTTGTTGCTTTTCTACTACTACAATGTCAGATAAAAAGTTCATATCCTTACAAACATTTCTTTGAATTTTATCTTTAGATGCTGAGTAGTCCAGGATAGCACTAAAGACATTAAAGATTTTAGATAATGTTTTAGCATTAATAGAACCCTTAGATTCTAAATGAGTTACAAAATCTTTAACTAAATCCTTATCAATGAATCTAACATCTTGGTTCTTAAAGTAAGGCAAGACATGGTAAGTAGCCATAGAGTCATAATCTTTAATGCAGCTCTTAGAGGGTTTACCATATTGAAGTTCCTTTTGATTCTGACGATCAAGCCATAACTTGTGTGCATCCTCTATACTCCAAAAGTCAAAATCAATAATTTTAAAACCATCCTTTTCAATCTTCTTAATAACTTTTGGTTCCAGAGTTTTCTTACTGGCACTTGTTAGAAATTTAACTTTACTATCAGCACCCTTATATGGAAAACGATATTTAGTTTTACCATTAATCTGTACCTCAGTAATATTATTATAGACCATTTTTTCTTTAGACATTAGCTCTCTCCTTTTTTAAAAGTTTATTTATGTTTTTTAAATTTTTGTAATAACGACCAGCTTTGATTCCACCTAAATCTATCTTGCCATCAAATATAAATTCATCACCACTATCTGATAATTTACCTGATCTAACTGTGTGTGGATAAAGCATACCTGGAACTTTATGTATCTTGCATAAAATGTTTGGTACTTGGTCATTAACAAAAGTTGCAGATGCTATGGTGCTAGAAAATTTATACCAACCATCTTTGTCTTTTCTAACTTTAGACATTATAGTTCCTCCCCATTCATTTGCTTATCTAATAAAATTTGATTTTCTAAATGAGTAATTGGATCTATTTGCTTTTTTTTAAAATAAAGATCACAAACTTTATTCTCACATTGTGATATATCATATTCATCAAATCCTAAATCTTCTCCACATTCTCTACATGAACTCATTATGCTCTACCCCCATAATAGTTTAACTCATTTTCTTTTTTACATTCTTCCAACTCATCAATTGGAAGTTTTGGTTTATTGGGCAATAATTTAATTGTAAATTCTCCACCAAAATAATACATAGTGTCATCATCAGACCAACCTATTTTTTTATCAAACCATTCTTTAGCATCAAGTTCCCAATATAATTTATTGTAAGGTTTCCAAGCTGCAAACTCTCTCATAAAATAATTTGTAAGTTCAGTCGGATTTTTAAAAGATAAAATTTCATTTTCTCCATTCAAATAACAATGGCTATTATCTTTTCTTTTTATTTGTAGTGTAATCATTTTACTCTCCTCTATATTAGTTATCATTTAATTATAAGTAAGTTTACACTCAGATTAATTGACTTGCAACCAGTCATTTGACTATATTTACCAGTCATTTTACGCATAGTTACTTGGAATATAAAAAAAGTATGCAATCCATCGGTATAGATTCGGTATAATTTTTTAGAAAAGTTTTTATTTTTCCTTATAAAACCGAATAGTACAGATACAAAAAAAGAGCCGAAAAGAATCTTGCGATCCAATTCGGCTATGTATATAAGGTTTTTTAAAATGCCCTTGTAGCTCAGCTGGTAGAGCAATTGATTTGTAATCAATTAAACCCCCAAGATAAACTAACCATACTTAGGCTTTTAAAAAAAAGTATAATGAAAGTATAATTTTTATATTTGTAATTATCTCTAAACATAAACTTCATGTTAAGAAAACGATAACACATTATAAACTTTATACCACTTAAAATATTTTACCCACCACTATCCCTAAAAGTCAAATGACTCTCATCTGATCTAAAAAGATCAAACCTATTCTGTTATTTTCTTTTTCTTTTTTTTACTTTCTTAGCAGTCTTAGCTGCTCTTTTAAAATTAGCTGCTGTTGGTGCACCTTTAGTTCCAGGTTTTCTCATTCGTTCACCACTACCAGCCTTGATTCTATTTCGCTTGGCTGCGATATTCGCATAAAGCCCTTTTCGTTTTGCCATAACTATTTGTCCTTTTCTATTAGTTTTTTGTAATCATCTTTTTTCATACAATCGTAATGAGCTTTATCCCCACCATAAAAAGCTACGAAAGATTCTGAATTAGTCATTGGAGCCTGGCAGTACCTACACTTACCTATATCAATCACTAATATGCTTGGCTTATTCCAAATTTTTTTTGGCACTAACAATCCCACTTTCTAAGTGCCTTATTAATTCTACTGTTAGGATCCCTAGCAGTTTTCTTAGAAGTTAATTTCTTTTTTAGTCCCAGCATCCTCTTGCAGAAAGATTTACGTCTTTTGCTAGTCTTAGATTTTGTTGGTGCTTTTAGATTAGAATTATTTGCTCTGTTGTAAGCAGCTCTACCTTTAGCATTGAGTCCACCAGATTTTGATTGACCAGCTTTCTTTGTCCAAACTTTACTTGCCATTATGTACTAACCTTTGGAGCTTCTTTACAAACGAATTGCATATAAGCACCCTGACTATTAATAAATTCTCTACTCATATTGGAAATCATTTTGTGTGAAAAATCATAACCGAAAACTGCACAATCATAATGATCTTTAAAATTATCTAATGGTAAAGGAACCGGTTGGCATTTGTTACCCTCTATTGCTGAGCAGATAAACATAACTAAAATAAAATCCATTAATCTTCTTTCTTTTTAATTTTGTGTAGTTCATCTTCTAAATTTGTAATTTTTTTATTAGCATCATCTAAGTCTTGTGCTGAGTGTTCTAATTTTTGCAAACATCTTTTGTTAGCACTATCCTTAGATTTACCAGCATCTTGTAGCTCAGCTACTTCTTGCTTTAGAATACGAACTTGTTCTTTATATTCGTTAATCAGTTCTAGGTTTTCTGACATCAATTATTTTTTGTTGTTCCTAAAAACTTGAGTTCCCTTAATTCCAAAAATACTAGCTACGACAAGAATCCATAAATTTGTAAACCAGCTAGGAAGTGCTGCAAAATGTTCAAAGAAAGTATTTACTTTGTCCATAGCTTGTGGATCATCTGACCATACTGCCCAAGCCAAAATTATTATTGGGAAACTTAGAATTATTAAACAGAACTCATCCTTGTAATCATTCTGTCTAGCTTCTAATAACTTACCTTGATATTCTGTTTCACCCTTAGCCATCTTGGATGCTGCCATGTGCTGAGCATCTGCCATAGCCATTTTAGTTTCTTGTTTCTTTTTATAGATATGAGTACCAGCATTTAAAGCTAGTTTGATTGCACTAAACCACATAATGTTCTCCTATAATTTTGCTGATTGCATTTTTTTAGAAAGTTTATTTGCTCTGTTAGGTGTTTGCTTTGCCCATAAAGAGTCTAGCATTTGGAAACTTGCTTCTCCATAATCTTTATTATCAAGAGCTTTCCACATATTCTTAAACTTAGAAACTCCACCCTCACCAATTTGATACACCATATTAATTATAACTTCTTTAGCTGTATTGTTTATTGGTCTGTCAGCTATCAATCTTTCTGCTGCATCTAATGTTCTTTGAAAGTCTTTTTCAAAAACTACTTCACCCTCATCTTTTGTGTATTCTACATCATGTTCATAATCATCTTCTGGTGTTACTTTATGGCCATAGAATATAGTATCAAAACCCTCTGAACATTTATAAATCTTATTTACATAACCCTCACAGGCTTTTATTTCATCTTTTACTTCTTCGTACATTTACACTCCTCACAAATACAAATATCGTTATCCCAATGATGTGTGTGCAATTCTTGTTTACAATGGCACTTACAATGGCAATCTTTACACTTTCTTTTTTTTCGTTTTTTTTTTGGTTTAGGTTCAAGCATCTTTGCAATTGACGCACAAAGATTATCTATAGCTGTTAAAAATCCTATTATGTATTTATCTATCATTCTAAAATCAATTTCTTGATTGAGTATGAGCCATCTATGTTTTTTTCTAGCTCTGCATTTGTACGCAAACATCTGTACTCAATATTTGAAGATACAGTTCTATTAGCAACCCTCTTACCTTTAAGGCATGAGCTTAAATCTGGTTATAATCTTGCTTCTTTAATTTCGTTATTGACTAGCATTAATAGAGCTATAACCATCTGTTCCATTAGTGTGTGCCATTTCTAAGTTTATCTATTACTTTTTGTATAGATATAATTTGTTCTTTAAGATGATCTATATTGACCTTGTTATATCTTGATGCTTCAATTTCTTTTTCTATAGATTCAATTTGTCCAGCAAGATGTTCTATTAACATAAACATCTCTAAGTTCTTTGGTTCTTGCTCAGCTTTTTTTAAAAGATCAGCAGCAAAAAGAGTGTCTGCTGTTTCTAATGAACTAATCCTACCAGTTAAGTTTGCCCAACCCATAACTGCTCCACTAACAACAATAATTATGCCAATTAAATTTGCTAAAGGAAGTTGTAATTTAGACTCTGAACTTACTCTGATTGTATCATTATCTTTTTTCATTTAATAGCCTATTGGTGCAACGCAAAAAGCAAGTCCTACAAACATTAAAATTAAAATTCCTGTAAAATAGTAATTCATAGTTAAGCTCCATATTAATTTCCATGATCTACCATGAGTAATTCAATACCCATTTGTTTTTGTAATTTTGTT